TTCTGAACATCATTAAGATCTAAATAAGTACAATTAATATAAGCTAACTTTTTAGGGTCATATGATTTATAAAAAGACGTATAACGAGGGATAAAAGTAAATTTAAGACCACCAAACAACAACGGATAAAATTCATACGTATCTGATAACGTTGATGTACCATCCGCACATTCCTTAATTGTTATCTTTTTAGAAATTCTCCTGGCAACAGAAAATACTCTTAAACAATTAGAAAGTAAATACATTTCATCAGTTAAATTTCTAAGCTTTAAATCAATATCAAACGTTTGAGAAAACAAATAAATCTTAAGTTTATATTGTCTCTGGTATTTAAAAAAATCTCTTACCTGTGGTTTGAAATTTTTAAAATCTCGATTGTCCCAGATCATACCTACTTCATCAATTAAAACAGTCGAGTTAGGCTCAAAAGTCATATTTCCGATATCATCCGTATTAAAAAGATATGTACTTGGAATTTCTACCGTTGAATATACTTTACGTTTTTTCTTTAACTCTCTTAAAGCAATCTTCGTAAGTGTAGTTGTCTTTCCACTCCCCTTTTTCCCAAAAATCATAATGAGCTTATAAGGGTTAACATATTTATCTGTAAGCTTTAGAAACAAGAACATTGATAAAATCAAAATTAAAATAAATTTAATCATTGCATTAACCTTTTAGTAAAAAACGAAAATAAACAATCAACTAATACAAAGCAAAAGAAAATAACAACAAAATTAGATGTATAAATCATCTTAATAGCATTGATAACAAAATTAACAATTAAACTAATTTCCATAAAATAAAGGGAGCTTAACAGCTCCCACCTTTCTACCTAGTTTCGAGAGAGCAAACGACCAAATATACCGATAGCGCCACCGACAACCAAGAAACCTACTGTAAGTAACAAAAGCGGAGTACTTGTTATCGTACTTGCGATTGTACCTACATGTGCAAAAATCGCATTAGCAATTAAAGCAATTGACTTTAACAATTCGACCATAGGGTTAACAGCTTCACCTCCCATACAAACCTCCTAACTAATTTCTAGATAATAAACGACCGAAAATTCCAACAGCACCACCAACAACCAAGAAACCTACTGTAAGTAGTAATAATGGTGTTGTAGTGATTGTTGTAGCGATTGTACCGACATACTTAAAAATTTCTGCAGCAACAAGAGCAATACTAGCAAGTAACGCTTCCATACTTTCCCCCTTTCTATGACTTATTAGAAGTGCTATTAACCACCAAATTAACAATTAAGGCAATAACACTGAATAAGACGAATATACTCAATAACCAAGATGAAATAACAATAGCTAACCAATCAGACATAAGCTTAAAGATAAAATTAACAACTTGTATCATTTCTTACCACCTACCCAAAAGAGAGTAGATTGAAGAATATTAAAAGCAACAAGAACAATCACAGTAAGAACAACAACACTAAGAAATTGACTAAGAAATGGATAATCATTTTTTCCCAGGAACACCATAACTTGATCTATCATCTTACAAACCCCCTTAACATTTTGAACAAACAATAAACAGAAACAATAAACGAAACAAACAAGTAAATATAATCTAAATTCCGATACACATTAGACATTGCATTAAAACGGATATTAGAAGCATTAGTTATATAACGTGTCTGTGATGTATATCCGTTAGTCCAGTAATAACTAGCGTACACACTAGGTGATAAAGTTATAATCGTGTGATTATAATTTTTATCTTTATATAAATAAATATGTCCAGAAGAAGTATTAGTTAAATCTTTGTCATTTATAAACTTTACTCTGTCACAATCTACAAAATAAGTACCGCCCTGGTCACCATCAAATGTAACTGTGCATCCTGTATCACTCATCCTTATCACCTCTGAAAGTATGCCCCTGTGAACGACTAGGAACAGCCATCAACGAACGAATAAGAACTCCGAATATCAACACACTAAGTGCAATCCAACCTAATGTAACACCATTGAAAATCTGAGCCTTATCAAAAATAAAATCTACAAATTTAAAATAAATTTGAAACAATAACTCTAAAGCTTCAGCCATATCAATTTCTCCCAAGAATAAATAAAATAACATAGATACTAATAGCGGCTAAAACAAAAGGAATCAAAATCATAGGCATTAGAGCTACACTATTAGTAAGAAATAAAACAAATGATGGCAACTTAGAAATAAGATTAACAAGTGAAGAAATAGCATTAAAAATAAATGTAAGAAGAGAACCAAGCGTATCAACAAACGTTTTAAGAAAATCTAACATATATCACCTATTTCTAAGTTTACCGATTAAAACTAATGCAATTCCTAACGTAAGACAGAACATCAAAACATGCTCGAATGGTGTATTAACAACAAGCTTAGTATACGTATCAGAGACAAACTTCATAGAATTAATAAACTTTGAATTTGTGAATAACTTAGGCTTAGTATCAATCTTACCTAGATTGTTATTTAAATCATTACTAAACTGTTGTTCTGTATCATGAAGCTGATTAGATGATTCATCAAACTTAGAACGAGTGTTATCAACTAAACCTAAAGACTCTTTTAACTTTGGATCATTAGCATAACCACCCATCAACGCTATAAGCTCATCGAACTTTTTAACTGTCGTAGCCTTAAAATCATTAATCGCACTAACTGAAGATGTAGGAAGTCCAAAACGAGAACGCTCCAGATCTGTTAACTGCTTTTCCTGTTTCAAAAGTACAGGAACAACAATCAAATCAGTAACACCTGCTAAATCAGGAAAATCAATGGAAAAAATACGTTCACCAGGCTTAAAGCGATAAGCATAATGGAACATAGGAGTACTAGAAGCAGACATAACATATTGAGCAAATAACAATTCAACATTACTTATAACTCCTTTCGTCTCACGCCCTATATAGACGCTAGACCAAATTTGACGACTAGATAAAAATTCTAAATATACATAATTATCGTAATCGCTGAACGATAGAAAAGACTTTGGATCATACGTACCTGTATAGCGCCAATTTCCACTAATAGATGGAAGTTGAGCTACAAATCTATCTGTAGAAGTAGCAACTTGTGTACCTGTTTGAATAAATCTACATGTAAAACCTGATGTAACAGTTGACTTAGAATCACAATACAATGAATAAGTAGCTCCCTGTATCGTCTGACCTGAAACCCCTACACCTGTAGCATGATTAGATAAACCCTTAGAATCAAAATAAGCATATGCATCTATAGAATCAAACGGAATAACATAACCGTCGTTATCTGCAAAAACAGGTAGAGAAACAAGTTCAATACCTATTAATAACGCTAACGTAATAACAAATATCCTTTTCATTTCTCTACCCTTTCAAACTACTTAACACCTTCAATAATGAACTTTGACTCTTTAGTTACGTACGTTTCTAGAGTGTAACCATTCTTGAACGTAATAACCATGACATCATACGGATTACCAGCTTTACTAGTTTTCTGTACAAAATTAATCTTTACAAACTGTTCCATGTTACCACCTTTCTAATAAAAATAGTACCAATATTTTTATGCATGTAATGTATGTTATGCGATTTTAATTGATTCCGAAAAATCAATAATCGCACAATACAATAAATTTAACTTTGAAATAGACAATTCATAATCAAATACATCATCTTTCATAAACTTAGAAAACGCTGATTGATTAATGCCTAAATCTTTAAGAAAAGAATTAAACTTAATGTATTTCTTACACGTAGCGAAGTACGAACGATAGTCCGACTTCGTTAACATAAATTGATACCTCCTTACACCATAAATATACTACCAATAAAAAATTAAGTAAATAAGAAATCAATTTTTTTCATCTCTTCATCTGTTAAGAATACAGTCTGTTCCTTAAAACCTACCTGGAATTGCTTTTTTGAATCAAATTTGAACTCTGTTATATCTTTTCCATCGACAATATGAGCAATGATAGAAAGTACATAAGTGTTACTATGAAGCATTGTAGCAACTTTCGGTAAATTTAAATTCCTGGAATGCATTATCTTTTTACGACCAAATAAACGACTATCAATATCTTTGTACAAATACTTACAGACATAAAGAGCAACGTTAAAGCGATCATCAGCAAGCTTTAAATCAAATGCAGACGTGAAACCATATTTCCAATATTTGACATCATACATCTTTTTCTTTTCGTTTTGAACTGGGAGTAACTCCCCCCCTACTTCGAGATTAGACAACAAATGATAGTGAACAGCTCCCCTCTTCTGAAACTCTGGCACGCACAAATAAGAAAAATCCGAGAAAATTTGTCTAATAGAAGTTAACCAGGAATTGAAACATTTATTTGCATAATCAATATCCTTTACGTTATCTGCAAATGTAAGAGTTAAAAAAGATTTCCAAATATCTTTATTTTCATAAGCCAAATCAATAACGAGTTTGCGACTTCTAAACAAGTTATCGAAACGACAAGACCCAAACTTATCACGTTCTTTTTTTGAGCAATGAGTAACAACAGAAATTTCTGCAGAATTTTTTGAAAAATTTTCACAATCTTGAAACTGTTCAAAACCACTTTCAACTTTCTGAATCGCAGAATCATAATCACGTATGATTAACTTACCATCAGAATATAACGTTAATCTTGAGTCATAATACTTAACAACTTGACTTCTTTCACATAGCATAGACCCCCCAAAAAATTATATTTGATACAATCGAGACTTTGAATAGTGAGGCTTATATCAAGTAAAGGAAGCCTCACTATTTTGTTGCGGCAGAGATAGCCGAATCTTGCGCGCTACCGCTTGCCTAATCTTTAAAAAAATTGCTAAAGCACTATGATAAATTTTTCCGAATTTATCATTATTTTTTTAAAGATTTCTACAGAAAAACAATAGGTGCCGCAGATTGAAGATCATCAAAAAGCAAAATTTGAAAGAAATCAACAGGGTAATCTCTATATGTATAAACAGAATAATGATGGCAAGAAAAATAACTAGACTGTTTATAATGTTCTAAAAGTAATCTTAAATCTCTATTCCCAAACATACAGTACATACATTCATTGTCAGAAGAAGTAACAACAACAATAGAATCACTTAATAAATTCAAGTGCTGTAAATGCTTAACTAAACTGCCAATATTAGAATATTTTTCTAAAAAACCTTTATCTTCGAAAATCACAAATAACACCACCTTCTAAAAAAATAATATCCAAACGAAACATAACGCTTAATTTTAGGAGCAAAAAACAAAAGAATCATAAGAATATGATATAAAATCGAAAATAAGGGCAAAAATAAGCGCATTAAGGGCTTAATCATTCTAAACATGAGTATGAGTACATCCTTTCTTTTTTGACGCTCCTGTGCGACTGCGTGGGCGCACAGAGCGTTTCACAAATTCAACAAGAGAAATAAAAGCAATCTTAAATTTATCTAATAACCACTTCCAGGAACTTAAATAACGT